ATTCCACATGAGGGCTTGGTGTTGCCCCCAACTATTGCTAGGCCAGTCTCTAGTCCAGAATGCACCGCCGGCACAGCCGGCGGCTAGGCCGAACCCTAAAAAGGATTCGACTTGGCACTCTAGGTATTCAGCTAACTGGACCATGCCCATGCCTCGAGCTCTATTACAGAGGTCGATGGTAGCATAGGCATCCGACATGCTGGTGAGGGTGAGGCTCTGTAGGCGCACGATTTTTAACTCGTGTCCATAGAATGCATCAACACCACAGGATTCTCTATAGAATCCCTCGCTAAACGTCTTCCTTCGGTTAGGCTTAAAGCCAACACCTGAGAAGCGCTCGCAAACGAACTCGCACACCTCACGGCGTACGAGTACGTCATCACCAAATACAAAGACTTCGCAAGGGTTAAGGCAGAGCTTTCGCTCAGCCACCCCCACTAGCTCTTTGTATGTCACTCCGCGATGCACAAGGGTAGCCGCAGCGGCAATACCCCAGAATACAAGCGTCTCGACTGGAAAACACACGGCCGACCCCATAGGGGCGAACATGTGCAACTTTACGAGCTCGTTTTGTATCTTTACGTGCGTAGCCCTAGAAGCAGCCAGATATTGGCGATTTCTCTTATTAAGGAGGAACCTAACCAACCCCCAACTCACTAGGTCACTAGCATCCGACAGATCTATAGTAGCAAACTCTCGGGTCCGCGAGGACTCGAGTGCAAGACTACCATTCTGCTGCTGTTTATCGAACTTAATCGAACAGCCGATATCCGGGTTTATTATAGCCCGGTTCGTACGTAGGATGTAGGCGGTCTCTATCGCTCGCTTCATGGACTTCCATTGACCCTGCTGTATCCACATCAGCCCAACGGGCTGAGTGCAGATAACGCGGGGGCCTCTGCGGTCCTTCGGCACGATAGCCAGCTTGCAATAAGGATTGCAGTAACTGGCGGACTTGTAATCAAACAAGTCCGGAGTAGGCGTGAAGAATTCGCTCAGCGGATAGAATTTGTCGCAAACGCGACTTGTTCGTCCATCAAGCTTCTTCCACTTATCAAGGCCCCGTTTACTGTCGGACACTGCACCTGGACCATGGGACGGCTGGATATTAAACCAGTCGCACCGATCCAGGATGATGTTTACGAGGAGCCGAGCCACGCTTAAAACAGCTGCGTCAGGACCTTCACTACGACTGAGAAGTCGATAGTGGGATTCTGACAAGCTGCGGCAAGTAGCATTTCTGCTAACAAAACCGCTAATAGCGCGAGCCTCTTGTTCTTTTGTGACTTCATTAGACTTAGACTTATATGTGAGTAAACAAATCTGGCGTAATTGCTGAAGGACGCGCGGGTTGCGCGTCCGACAGAACGTATACACGAGATCTACTAGTTCGCTAGGTATCGGGATAAAGAAGCAAGAAGCTTCCGGACCCAGTCCCTTGAGAATCTGATACAGGCCCACATCGTGGGTTTTCTGTAACAGACTGTACGAACCGGGAGACCTTTCGGTCTCCTGATGTAAGTCACGAATGTCCTGACACATCTCTGTGCCAAGCCATTCGATGACGTCTAGTAGGTTCTTCCATAACCCCTCATAAAGAGGGGCCCTAGAACTGCGTAGTTGCGGGCAAATCCCGTATATGCTGCGCAGATCACATGTCAGGCGATCATATATTGTCTGAATATTCATAACATTTAATCCTAAGGATTCGATCACCAGGTATGCTTCCCCAAAGGGAACCCGTACCAGAAGGTGTCTTACTCCATTCTGGGTTAACTTGTTGCAGACTATCAAACCTGAGCGTAACGCTCTGGGAAGATGGGATCTGCAACTTCATTTAACATACACCTCTAGTGAGGTGCACAATCAACATCCCTGAGCATTACTGCAACAGGGATTCGTGTTTTTTACACACGTAGCGCAGTCTAAGACCGTTATCGAGCGAATGAAACTGACAACCGCACCGTAAAGTGCGGTCGGGTTTCACCAGCGACAAGCAGTCGAGGATGCTAGTGCTAGAAGGCATACGCAAGTACGCCGTCACCGCACGTTGATT